AATCTCTCTAGTTGTTGCGGTAAATGCGTCGCTAAAGTTGGAAGTAACAAGAATAACATCATTACCAAAATCAACCTCACTTTCTGTTGCCGCACAGTTCTTGTAGACGATGAAGTCTGCATCTATTAATAATTTCATGTATTAGTGGGTGTCCGCCCATGTTTCTCCATCTTTAGCTTCAGCAGCTACGGGTATTCGCATATTGTAATACTCGCCGGCTTCAGCAGAGGAGAGAACAAGAAGAGATTTGAGATCATCAACATGTTCTGGGACTGATTCGAACTGCAACTCGTCATGAACAAAAGCAAGCTGATTGCAGTGTAAACCCATTTCTTTGATGTGGTCATGGGTAATAACCATCCATTTCTTAGCTACGATTGCAGCCGACCCTTGCAAAAGGTAATTTAAACTTTTATGTTGTTTATCAACTAATATTTTTCTTTTGTCTAGCCCAAGAACATAACCCCTCTCACTAGCCGAGTGTACAGCTTCCAAGAGTTCTTTAAGTCCATCGATAGCTCCGACATACGCTTCCCGTATCTCTTTGCCTTTTTTTCTAGCCTGTGTTTCAGATAGTTGCTTGTCATAGGAGTGTCCAATTTTAATATCGCCTGCCCCATAAAGGAAGGCATAGGTTACTGTCTTAACTTGCTTCCTACTGATTCCAATTTTATCAGCATTTTCTTGGTGTATGTCCCCTTCGAGAAGCACTCTAGCGTATCTCCCTCCATCATATCTGCCGAGATAGTGAGCAAGCATACGTAACTCAATACCGCTAAGATCAGCAGCAGCCATTCGCATGTTTGGACTAGCCGTAAATAAACGTCTGAATCTTTCATCGCTTGGAACCTGCCCGAGATTCGGAGATCGGTGGGCACATCTAAATGTAGCTGTTGCTACTGAACAATGGTGGTGTATCCTACTAGACGTCGTAACAAGCTTCTGCCATGCGTTCACGCCTTCTGATATCATCCCTAACTGCTTCGTCAGAGTTAGTAGTGTCAAGAACTGAAGAGCTATATCCGTTCCAATATCTTTTAGAACGGTCTCGTCTATAACCGCCTTCCCTGAGTTCGTCAGTGATGAAGGCGTCCAGCCATAATGTGTCTGTAAGATCCACGATATATGATCCCTAGATGTAGGGTTAAATTCTTTTAGTTTTGTAAGTGGGGCTCCTTCAACGTATCCACTTCTTTTGTTAGATCGTTTAGGAGTAAATTCTGTTCCTCTGACGTAAGGATACCTGTTTCGTAGTACTTGAGTAGTACTTTCATACTCCCTTCTGAGAGTAGATTCAAGTTCCCGTGCAGCTTTTTCATCAAAGTACCATCCATGGATTTGTTGTTGGGTGAGAATTTCTGCTACCTGATGTTCGAGTGTGATCCATTCAGGTATTTGTGGAAATGATTCCATAGTTTAACTGTTACTTTAACGTCTTGGACGCAATAGTCCTCCATTTCTTGAGACCATTCGGACCAATCTGTAGTAGCTCCAAAGTTACCTTTGTACTCATTCAATCGATAGCCGTATGCCTCAAGTGAGTGGCGTCCATATAATTGTAGTGGCATGTGTTTCCATGCGTGTGCCTTATCTATATCGAGTAAGTTCGGATGATATAACCGAGATAAAAGAAGAGTATCAATAATGATCCCAATGGGATTAAACCAAGCATAGATAGACTTGATGATAGGGAGATCAAAGCCCACGATATTATGACCGATAATATAATCAGCCATTTCGATGTGTTGGATTGCTCTAACCACAGGGCTAGACATCCCTTTGCCAATCCTCTCGTCGTTGTAACTATCTGTTTGATTATCGTCGCAGTAATGGATGGCTGCGCAGTGGATTCTGGTGGCGTCATTTAGTAGTCCGTTTGTTTCTAGGTCGATTATCACTGGTCCTATCCCAGTGGTAGGTTTTGTCAATGAATTGTGCTTTATCAACTGCTTCTTGCGTAGGTGGGTTAGGTTTATTCAAGTGAGTATACCATGGGTGTTCATAGTTTCCGTTCTCAAAAATCTGTGGCTGGGTTGAAAATTGGTGATTCCTCAGTTTCATGTTCTGTAAATCTACATAGGTTTAGATTGTAGTCGAGTTTTCCGCACGTGCCTGTTTCGCCAGAATAACGGTTTTTAAGGATTCTAATAGTCGTAGGACTTCTTCCTCCTTCGCTCTGCTGGTCGACTTCGAGCCCCACGAGATTATCTGATATTTGAGCGATCGAATGAGATCCTCTGAGTTGTGATAGAGAGACTCTTCCTCCCTCTTCGTGCGCATTACTGTCATTATTACTTCTCCGTAAATGTGATACTAAGAATAATGCTATTCCTGTGCGTTCTACAAGTGACCTTAATTTTGTCATTGTTGAGTCGATCATTCTACGCTCATCACCTGACAAGCCACTTAATAATATGGATAGGTGATCTAAGAATATAATCTTACATTCCAATCCCGTAGCCATATACTCAATGCGGTTATAGATAAGATCGGGGTCAAAACTTCCGAACCCATCAAACATATACAAATTCCAATTAGCAATGGAATTATTGAAAGCTTCTGTAAGCTCATCTTCGGTGTGTTCTCCTATAGCTAAGTTCTTACCAACAGCTGTGGACATCAATCCAAGTGCTGTTCTCCTATTACTTGCTTCAAGCTCCAAGATACCAACTGCTTCCCCCTTCTGGAGTAAGTCAGTTGCGATGTGACGCATGATTGATGTTTTTCCGGCTCCAGTGCCAGCAGTAAATGTAGTAAGTTCTCCGTACCGGATCCCGTGTAATTTCTTGTTGAGTCCTTCAAAGGGGTATTCATGGTCGAATGGTGGTTGCGGTGTCGTGACTGTCTTGAGTAGCGATTTTCCATCGACGATGCCATCAGGTCTAAAGGGTTTAGAGTCCCATATAGCCTTTCGAATCGCTTCAGCATTGTCAGCTTGTAAAGCCTCTGAGGGGTCTTTAAAGCCCTCAAGGCGAGCGATGGATACCTTGCCAGCTGGTAGTACCGATGCCGCCTCCTCTGATGCCTTACGCCCTGCGTCATCTCCATCGAAGAATAATACAATCTCTTCATAGCCTTGAAATAATGGTATTTGCTTCTGTATATCTTTCTTTGCACTAGCAGCGCCATGCGGCAGAGAAACCATTGGCCAGCCTCCCATAGCCTCATAACACGATGCTGCATCTAGTTCACCCTCAGTAACAACAATACGTTTACCAGTAGTAGGAAACCTATGCTGAGCGAATAGGGTATCAGTGGAAACTCCTTCATATCTAAAGTCTTTTTTCTTTGTCTTGGTTTTAACACCTTTTAATACGCCGGATTCATCATAGTAAGGAAACCGTAACACTTCCCCGTCCCTGTAAATCTGATAGAATTGACAGGTCTTTTCAGATATCTTCCTTTTATGCAGCCGTTCGGCTGATCCAGTAAGGTGTACAGTTTGGCTCACGTTCTGACTGTGAATAACATCATTGTCGCCTGTTCTATTGTGACAGACAAAACAGTATGTATGTCCATCCGAGTACAATGAGTTTGCATCGGATGAACCACAATTCTCGCAAGGTATATGCCTCACGAACTCGTTAGTTAGATTAACCATTCGAGTGGAATATCATGGTAAGACGTCCATGGGATATCGTGCTTTTCACACCATTTCGCATAAGTTGTCTTACTTTTTTTTGAAATTTTATTATAAGGTGATTGAAACACCATTCTCAAATCTAAGTACGGGTTATCCTTTTTAACAGCAAGGATTTTTCTCCTATCTGCTGGATCCCAATACCCTTTAGTCTCAAGTAATACGTGATTAGGTAAGACAAAATCAGGGCAGTAGTGATGTTGTATAGTATAAGGTACTCGTTCAGATTCATATTGGTAAGAGACACCAAGCCCTTCGAGAAGGTTAGCTACGCTCTCTTCGAGCTTGGATCTGAATTTAATTGGCTTCTCATGCTTGGACTTAAGCTTAGCATATGCCTTCTTAGCCCATTCAAGAGACTCTTCGTTAGAAGTCTTCTTCTTCGTCATTGGTGGTAGGTGTTACGTTTGGATCACCGGTTTTAAATCCTGATGTAGTACCGAATAGTTCAGCTACAGCATCAGCATCTAGATCACCAGTATCTACGCCAGCCTCACCTTTTACTGAGACAACCTGAACACCAACAAGCTTAAGAGAACTACCATAGGTAACTCCATCTCGGAGGATATAAGGCTTTTGATAGAAACCAAGTTTAACCGTAGACCCTGCATATAATGGTGTTTTAACATCTGTTACAGGCACTCCTTCTGTGTCTACTACAGGTGGACGCTTGTCCTCAGACCATGAGAACTTTAATTTATATTTACCTTCACTTACTTCCTCCCAAGGTTCTGGCTTGAGAGTACTACGCTTAGGATTCTTGAGCTTGGACTCAGCCCATTTAAGGACTTCAGACCTCTCAGTTTCTAGCTTGTCAACAATTGTACTGTCAACAATAGCCGATAAGGAATAACCAAACTTACTAGGAGCTAGTATTGCTTGGAATCCTTCAAGTGTTACAGGTTTGTCAGTTGTATGTATAGTTCTAGCCATCTTCTTGTGCCTCCTCCTTAGCAGGAGCAAGCTCTTTAGCTAGAGTTTGACGGTACTCTCTGAGTTCAGTGAGTTTATTGTCAACATCCTTTAGTCTTTGCATCTTCATCTCTCTTTCAGCAGCTTGTAATCTCTCTTCAGAGACCACTACTATTGTAGGTTGAGTAAAGAAGCTATCAAATAATGTGTACATTAACAGAAAAAATAAGTTGAGTCAATCACGTTGGAGGGTTCTAAGTCTCCTATGATCGGTGGTTCAGATTCAGCTTCTATTTGTTGAGCGAAATCAGTTAAGTAATCATGTTCAGCAAAGAGATGCATGTATGTTTCCCTGACTATAGTAGACAGTTCATCCATATCAGTAGACCTACATAGTACTGAATCATGTATAAGAGCAATTGGATGGTCAAATCTAGTAGCAGCTATATGTAATAGGCTCGCATCTAGACTGTGAATAAGGTTAGGAGCTGTAGCATTTTTGTGGTGTGCTGCGTCCT